TCAAATACATTGCAAGAATGTGGATAACTTGAACGGGGCCTCGGCGTGTTGTCCACAGGTTATCCACAGGCTTCATCATCGTACCTTGCCCAATCCGCTATTGATTAGCACCTGGCGATTGGCCTCACCGAATGCGAATAACATGACCGGCAACATGATCGACCCCGATGTTTGGTCCGATCTAACAAATTTAAGGTTCGCTGGCAATGGCAATGCCCCTGATGCGTGATCCCAAATTAGATTAAACCAGCCCGATTTGGCCATGGGTACCAACGCAATTCCATCGTCATGTTTGATTAGTTTTTTGGCCCATGGCGTCACATTTGAATAAGGTGGATTGCACCACACGCGTCCCACCCATTCTGAGGCCAATCCATCATCAATGATCGTCAATGAACGTTTTGCCGGTATCCATGGGACGCCACCTGGCGGTGCTGAAACATCCATGTCGAATTCGACGTTTAAGGCATCGAATATGAATGGCGGCGTGTAATAATCATCGGATGTCCCATGATCTATCAGCTCATGACCGAAATCCATGTCCAGGTGATTGGTCACTTGTCCCCACCCCAGCCCGTACCCTTGAAATGAATTGGCGTTGATGTCCAAATCCGTTCCATCGCAATCATGCAATACGGGCAACCTGGTGGCGTGAAATCCTCATCGAATCCGGCCTTGATCGGCTTTACCGTCGAGCAGACCGGGCATTTAAATTCATAGGTCGGCATCATCAACCTGGAAACTGGCAATGCCCAATGTGCCGCACGATAGGCATTCCACGCAATGAACGAACGGTGGCAAATTGTCCGTCACCTTTACAATTTGATGATCGGTTGATTTTTTTTCAACGCGGCAATCAAGCCTGATAGTTTCTCGCATAAATACTCCTGTTCAAATTCTCGATGGGATTTAAATCTGATGGATTGATCCAATATGACCCATCACTGCGTTGCCTGGATGGTCTGCGTGCCATGCCAATGGGAATCCATCCAACTATGTAGTAATTCGGCGAATTGCCAGTGACCAAAACGGCCACGTCATCAGCTCGATCACGGTCGCGTAAAATCAGGCAACCTTCCTTCCATGGAGTGTGTTTGACTTCCAAATTCCACCCCACATCAGCCTGATTTTTGAATGTGTTTACGGTGGCCTTCCATTCGTCAATTCCAAAATACTTCGCAACGGCGTTTTCGGCTCCGATGGCCTCGCTACTCCGGGCAATGTCCTGAAAGAGGTTCAGTTTTTGCACGGCGTAATCTTTTAACCCTTCGGAACCAACTGCCCGGTCCAGCGCAGCTTTAGCGCATGCCATTTCCTGATCATGAGTCAATTTCACCAGGATCATTTGCAGTCCATGCATTCCCATATCAGGTGCAAGCCGTCAACTGTGACGTATCGACCAAATTCCAACGGTTTCCATTTTTCACATCGATCACACCAATCGATCGAAATTGGATTCAGCTCACGAATGACGGTTCCATCAGCTTTAAATACGGTTTTTTCACCGGTTGCAATCTTGATCATTTCCATGTCTCCCATGATTACACCTGTGGTTTCCACTGGCCGTCGCTGGCTAGTACGTACCAAATCGGACCGCATTGGGTTGCTTTGCTTTTCTCGGTGCATGAGTAATTGGCCCAGGCTTTACCCGTTTTCGCAGATATGCCTTCTCGCCAAATACGGTGTCCATGGACGCAGGTTGGGGCTTCTCCGACCAATTCCCCACCAAGCTGGGTTTTGATCTCCTGGATGGCCGTTGAGGCCGTTGTAAACCCATCCTCACCGAATGGCCTTGACCACGGATCATCATCGATGAACGCCTTCGGCAAATTCTCGACCTGAATCATCGATTCTTTTGATGCCTTTTCCTCGGTTCCCAAAACCACCGATGCAGCTCTGCCGATTGCGCTGCTCACCGTATCCTCGACGTACCAGCGTTTCATTTGTACGTTGTACGCGGTAACCATGCCATGTGCATAATCAATGGCGGCTGGCTTCTCATCCTCATAGTGACGAAAGATTCGACATTCAATCAGGATGTAACCCTTTTCCGGATTCCAATCGATGATGGATGTTTCAATGCGGTTGGTCGGATATGTGGCGTGCAGTCTGATGACTTTTTGATTTACCGTTTCGTAATGGTCCAGGAATGACATTATTTTGCCACCTTAGATTTGCCCATTGCCATGCCGATTGACCGGCCATGATGGTAACCCACGGATTTGCCGTCCCGGTAGCCCATCGAATACAAAATGGTTCCGATTGATAGCTGGGCCAATACTGCAAACCCAATGATTTGTTCCATGCTCATTTTTTCTCCCGATGGCAGTTGGTTGGTCTGCCTGGAGATAATGTGACGCATTGGACCGACATTTGCAAGATTCACGCCTGATTTTCGGCGTGTCTAACCCTTCGGATGATCCTTCAAATGCTCGATAAGCAATGAACGAATTTCCCGTACATCTCCCCGGATGCCTTCGGCGAATCCATTTGATACGGGTCGGGAATTCTTTTCAGCCTTAGCTGCGAAAATGGCCGCAATCGATGAAATCGTTGCAGCGGCGATCAGTCCAATCGCGGCGATTGCTTCGGTCATTTGTCATTGTTGCCGAATGCAGCGTCATTAGGGTTTAGGTACCGGAGGATTACGGGTGCCACGGCGGCGATGCCTGCCATTGCGATGGCCTTTGGATCGGTCACTCCGGCCATGTAAACGGCCAGCCCTGCAGCTAGGAATGAACGCAACCATGATGCCGCCATTGCTTTAAATTGATTCACTTTGATTTCCCCAGCTTCTCGATTAGCGCAGCGGCCTTCGCTGGCGTCAACCCGATTTCGAAATGCATTTCATCCTTGCGGTTTCGGTAATCGCCTCCCCAAATTAAACCGTATTTCTTAGCCAATGCACGGATCATTGGAACTTTCTCATTTGGGAATGTTCCGACCTTGCCCAATGGGTGGCGTGTGGCATTTAGATCGATGGCCGTTCCGCTTGAATGATTGCTCAATTTGTCGGTGGCACCTCGTACCATTCGGAAACAATAACCCCAATCATCCAGGCCGCCTTCATCAATGGGTTCGATTAGTTCATGAAATTCAGCTGCAAAACCTACCAATAACGGTGCAACGGATTTGGCACAATGCAATTTGATTTTTGTGCCTGGTACCAAAAACGTTTCAATGCCCAGTTCGGCCCGATCTTTCGATGCTGGCCATCCATTGTGTGAAATCATTTATCCGGTGATTGCTTTCGCTTCATCCTCAGTCAATCCCAAGGCTGCGAGTTTTGCAATCGCTGAGGCTTTGATTGCCTCATTTTCGGCAATGATTTCATCCATTGATTTGGTTGGTTCTACGTCTCCAACCATTTTTTCAAATTCAGCATCGGTGATTTCTGTTGATGTGTTTTCCCCGGTGATTGCATCATATTCATTGATTATTGGCATTTTTTCCCCTTATGAGTTCGCTATTCCATAAACACGAATTGTTCCTGTCATTGTGCCTGATGCTCTGTATAAAGTAAATCCATCAAATTGAGTGTTAGCCCTAAATGCAGCTGCAAAATTCCCTAGATATGTATCTGTTGCGCCATAAGTGAACGCCATATTTTCTGATCCAATAAATGTTGTGGTTGCAGTTTGTGGCCGATAAACTGTCATTGATAAATCAGTGCTTCCAGCATTGTTTAACGCCGCATTGTCAGCGGCTGCGCCTTGTCTAAATTGACCACTAGCCGTTCCATTCATTTGGTTAAATTCTGCAATTGAATTGTAATTTGACGTCGTGTTATCCGAACCGCTTGCCCGAAATCTAAAACGGGTGTAATCGAGAGTCGAAAATTCTAGATTAGTGACGATTACATAATTTTGATAAGTTGACGAAAACACGTTGTTCAGGCTTTGTGATGAAACTGCGCTAGGTGTTGCCTGCCCGATATAAACCAACGCACCACCACCGCCAGCAGCAGCCCATTTCATTCCGGTTGTTTCTGCACTATCTGCCGTTAAAACTGTTCCGTTTGCTCCAACTGCAAGGCGTGAAAATGTGTCTGCACCGGTACCACCGATCAAATCACCTTTTGCATCAATAGCCGTTGCCATTGAGTTTGTAATTGTTACGTCCCCCGATGTGCCACCGCCTGAAATTCCCGTTCCAGCCGTCACGCCTGTGATGTCTCCAGGATTGGCCGAAACCCATGTGAAATCCATGTCGGCATTTGTAGCCTTTGAAAGAATCTGGCCAGTTGTGCCGCCTAACAAATCGGCCATCGATGTTGCAACCGCTTGACCGAAAACTTCAAAATCGGCAGGCAGGTCCGTGACCAAATCTGTGTTCGTCGGCATTTGCCAGTTGAACGGGGTTGTTGGATTGCTCATGTTTTCTCCTTATGCTACGACTAGGGCATTTTCCCACGTGAGTGTGTTTGAAATGGTGTTCCATTGTTCCGACACGCTGACTTCTTCCCACTTCAATGCCTGGATGGAATAGGCCAACGGCGATAACAATGCCGTAACCGACAGGGTGTTGTACCCTGCCGAAAATTGCCAACCTTCAACAAAACCCAGATATTGCCCGGCGGTCATATTGTCCGGCAAATCTGCAATGCGCAGTGGCATTCCCATGAATATGTTGATCATCGAATCCCGGTCTACATCATCCAGTTCGGGGTTGGTCAATTCATAAGTGATCGATTGCATCATGGCCTGTGGAAATGCTCGTAATGTTAAATAAAATGCGGCCTGGGATTCCGCATCAACTTGATCGTGCAATGTGGTGGTAATGACCTGCGCCAGGCGTCCAAATACCGCCACCGACGTTAAATCCTCATCAGATACCTCACTGTTGGAATTTGCCCCGTATTTGATCGTTATATCATTTCGAACGTCACCGGATCGCGTTTGAATCTTAATTCCGCTGGCTAGGGCTTGATTTGCCGAAACGTCCACGTATCCGTTGGTTGCCAAATACTGGGTCCGGTGTGTGGAATCGGCGTATGAAATCTGTCCCTGGGCATTTTCGTAGATATAACCGAGCCCCGATGTGGCCAACGCCGAAACCAATGAATAAACATCGATGACGTCAGGTGATCTAGCTGCCAAATCATAATTGCCCGGGGTGTCTATCTCACCCAATCCGACGTTTTGAGCATCTGCCCACGTTTCAGTTGCAGGTGTGTAATTGCCCCACGTCAATGACGCCGGAACCTCTGACCAATTATTTATCAATAAATCCGTCAAAACTGTGGAAATTTGATTTCCGTCAAAATCACGATTCAAGCTGCTTGACCATAAGGCTTTCGGTAAACGTGCCAAGGCTCCCAGGGCAACGATTGAAATTACCTGGCTAATTGCTACCGATCCACCCTGGGCCACTTCAATGGAAACATCGGTGACTGACCCACCCCAAATTGGAACAAATGTTCCGGTTGAATCTTGAATTGAAATTCCCACCGAATCATTGATGTTGATTGAAACCTGGGACTGCGTGACATTGTAAATTGAAAGATTGCAATACCCGGCCTGGGCCTGCTCATAAATGTTTGTTCGACCACTGGTTGCCGTTAGATTTGCAAGAACGTAATTTTCATAGCTGATGCCATTGATGGTCACCTGCCAGATCGGATTCCAAATGGTCATGATGTGACCAACGCATTGGCACCGTTTGTCCCACGATAAAACGAATTGTTCAAAACGTTGATAATGGTTCGGGCCGTACCTTCAGGATCGATGGCACCGGATACGTTCAAATTAATGACCGTTCCTCCACCCATCGCATTGTTTGGAATGATCGATCCGTTTGATCTAGGCGTAAAAATCTCCGGGCCACGTTCGCCGACTAGGTATGACGTACCACCAGATACAGGTCCACCGTTGGCCCTACCGCCTCCAAATACCGTGTCGATTGCGCCGCCGATTGCCTGGGTGACTGGATTGTTCTTGATGAAATTAACAATGTTTTTGATTGCGTTGAATGCGCTATTGACCAATGAAACAAGGTTGGCAAATAGATCGATCACAATTCCGATGGCCGTGCCCAGCGTATTGAACGCAGCTCCTAGAATCTTGCCAATTACCGGTGCATAAACATCACGAACAAATGTGGCAATGGCCTTGAACAACGTGAACAATGGTGCCAATTTTTCGCGGTTTTCCTCGATCTTGCCTGTGACCTTTTCAAATGCAGATCGCAGCCCATCGATGATCGGTGTCAAATAACTTTGTAACGCTGGGATAACGTAATCCGTGATAAATGCCCAAATGGCCTGAAACGTTGGAATAACAAAATCCTTGATATATCCGGTCAATGTTTGAAACACCGGTGTAAGTTTCGGCCCTAATTCCTCAGCCAATTTTTGAATCGTTGGAATTACGTTATTGACGAAACCAGTGATCATCGGGGTAATTGCATCGAGTACGAATGATCCGACGGTTTCCTTACCTTCATTGAATGCAACCTTCAACCGATCCATTTTGCCGGCGAATGTGTCTGCCTTTTCAGCCGCCTGGCCTCCAAATGTTTCGGCCAATTTGGCGGTGATTTCCTCCATTGACATTGTTTTAAGTTCGGCGGCTGATAGTCCGATCCCTAATTTTGCCAACGATGCGGCGTTGCCTTCCTGGGCCTTCGCCATGGCGTTTGTGACGGCCTCTAATGACTTACCTGAACCAGCGGCCACATCGATGGCCACGGCCTGCAATTTCAATGCGGCATCGGAATCAGATGTTGCTCTCACCAGTCTTTCAAAACTGGGACGCAGCTCATCATCGGTGATGCCGGTCAACAATGATGTTTTTGTGATTTGAGATTCAACGGCGGCAATTTGTTTGTTAGTTGCACCGGTAACGTTCACCAGGGTTCCGGCTAACTTAGCCTGGGCCGCTTCATCCTCGATTGCGGCCTTTACGCCATCGACCAACAATTTGCCGGCATAAGCTGCGGCGGCTACTCCGGCGGCTGCAAATGCGGCACCGGCTACCTTGCCGAATTTTCCTAATTTATCGCCAAATGATGAGACTTCCTGGCTTCCTGAATTCAGGCTTTTCTTTAGATTGTCAACATCACCCAAAATGGAGAGTTTTAGCGTTCTTGATCCTTGACCGGCCATCACCACTCCTTCGCAATTTTACTGAATGAATTTTCCCATTCGTTGATGATATATGGTTGTTCGGCACGCAGGGTTGGATAAATAAACCAACCGCGTGATC